TATCTCATTTCCATCCACATAAATGCTATAAACTTTTTGATATTTTTGTTTCTTCTCTGGATCATTAATAGTTGCTAATGTCCAATTATATAAAGGATAGTCTTCAACACCTTCTTGTTCTGCCTCTATACAATAACTAGCAAATAAATCATATTGGCACATAGGAATAGCATTGTAAACTTGTAATAATGTAATTACCTCTGCTGGCATGTAGGCCGCCATATCTAGAGTAAACCTTACTTGGTATTGCCAATCCATATTAATCTCCTACTGTGTTTTGTAAGTAAACAGTATTATATGTAGCATTAACTAAGACAAATGTTGCGGATTTAGGTATGTCTTTAATACGCCTTGCACCAATATATGTGCAAGCACTACGCACACCACCAAGTATTTCTACTACTGTGCTTTCTACTGAGCCTCGGGCATCTAATCTAATGTGACGTCCTTCTGAACTTCTATATCCGTCTTTACGTGTGCCATGTTCCTGCATTGCGCGATTGGAACTCATACCGTAAAACTCATATTGTCCTGCAACTGCTTCTATTTCACTCTCGTCATGTCCGGCAAGCATACCACCTAACATAACAAAATCAGCACCTGCGCCAAATGCTTTAGCAACATCACCAGGCTCTGTGCAACCACCATCTGCTATAATATGTCCGCCCAATCCGTGTGCGGCGTCAGCACATTCCATAATACCACTCAACTGTGGCATACCAACACCGGTCATTATTCGTGTTGTGCATACTGATCCAGGTCCAATACCACATTTTATAATATCTGCACCAGCAATGCATAATTGCTCAGTCATCTCGCCAGTAATAACGTTGCCTGCTATGATAATCTTTTTAGGAAATCTCTCTCTCACTTCTCGCACAAAATCTGAGAAGTTCTGCTGATATCCGTTAGCAACATCTATACAAATAAACTTAATATCTGGCCAACGTGCAAGTATTTCCTGTGCCTTTCGATAATCCTCTGCATCAGGATCAAATATAGCATTGGTGCCTGTGCTAACTGCTATATTGCTTAAACTCATTCCATGCCCTACTGCATTTTCCCAATCTTCTATTGTGTAATGCTTTTTAATAATTGTTAGCATATTGTGGTTTTGCAATACGTTTGCCATTGAAAAGGTACCTACACCATCCATATTGGATGCCATGATAGGAACACCTGACCATGTTTCTTTTGTTTCATTCCAATGCCTAAACGTAAAGTCACGTTCCATAGTGACACTACGTCTACTGGATAATGTAGAGCGTTTGGGTTTTAGTAAGACGTCTTTGTAGTCTAGTTTAATGTCTGTTTCTATTCTCATACGTATATTATATAGTAGTATTACTATATAGTCAAATATAATCTAAGTAAAACTGTGCTATTTCGGGAAAAGTTTTTTTCCAATTTAAATTTTGCATATTATCATACCAATCTAAATATTGTATCATACGAGGTATTTCTTGTGGTAAAAAGTTATTTGGTAAATATATTTTTTGCTCATCGTTTAAAGTTCTTATGTAATCATTAGTTAAATGTGTTAAAGCATATTCTCCACCAGCAGTATGATCAGCATAGTTAAAATCATAACTATTAGACCATTGTTTTGCTTCATCCATGTAATATAAACTTAATACACTTATTACTTGACTACAATGTAATGTAAAATCCCCTCCATCTTCTGGTTGAGCACGTTTTCCAAGTTTATATTGTAAATTACTTAATATGTTATCTTCTACTTGGCTCCAGTCTGCTGGTGCTCTTAAGTAACTAAACCTATCTCCGATACAATCTAAACTAACACCAATACGCACAAACTTGCTTTTATTTAACAATTCAAGCATCTGCTCTGGAATAGGTTTAGTGCCATTAGTGTGCATTTGCACCGTTATATTATCTAAAGAATGCCTCTTATCTACATATTCTAAGAATTTTATGTTTGGATTGTCTCCAGGTAATAAAGTCTCTCCTCCAGTAAAATTTATTGTGTTTAAGTTACTTAAATCTATATGATCAAAAAATTTAATAACTTTTTCTACTTCTATTTCACCACCACGCTTATCAGTATAAAATTTATCTGGATTTTCTAAAAAAATTGGGGGGTTTTTCTTTACTGCATTTTGCCACGTGGTGCTAAATTCTGGACCACAAGTTGTACACATTAAATTACATACGCTACTTAATTTAATAGTTAAATTAACAGGACCAGTTAAATCTGTGCGTGGTTCACTGTCTAGATTTGCACAATGTAATCTATGACTATCATCCCAGGCCTCCGCTTCTTCCGCAATTCGACAACGACCACAGTCATTATTCCATATATTCTTTTTATTTAATTCTCTTATAAATTGAAAATAATCATTATTCCAGAAATTAGTATCTGTTATATTTGCTGTGCGTAAGGAATTTTGATCAGCAATACAACAACAACGATATTCTACTAAATTTGGATTGCCCCACTTGGGAAAACTAATGTCTAGACCTTCATGTATAAAATTACAATGTAAAGAAGTCATTACTATACTTATACTAATAAATACATGTATATGAAATCTAATTCTCTCATAGGCCATAGTCTGCTTAAAAATCGACGTAATTATAAACGTAAATCCAAATATGAGACAGGCTATTCTGCTGATAATATGGTATATAAAAACTTTATTAAAGATATCTATGAGGAAGACAATGAACCAATGCCAAAGTATTTGTATCATGCTACATTTACCAGTGCTGTTCCCCAAATTAAAAACGAAGGGTTAAAGCAATTTCAAACAAGTAATTGGGTTAAAGGCCCAAAAGGCGAGCGATATAACAAAAATATTGCTGGTATATTTGCTTTTGATAATCCAATAGATGCATTAAATTGGGGAGGTAAAATGGAATGGGAATTCCGTGATATAAACAAAGATATTTCTATTATTCGAATACAAATTCCAGAAGATGACTTTTGGGAAGATGATCCAGCAGAAGATCCATTTGTTGCTACTACAGGTAAATCAAAATACAGTGGGCAGGACATTAGTGCTGAAAGTATTATAGATTCTGTTAGACTTGACGATTTAGGCAGACCAGGACAGCTTGATATGTCACGTGACGATTGGTTAAAACAAACGGCCGAGAAATTACGTGAAAGTCTTGACGATAAAATATTTTATCATGGTAGTTATGATAAATTTAAAGTTGGCCAAGTATTAACCCCTCGCGAAGATCAGTATGAGGAAAGTTGGGGGCCAAACAATTGGTATCAAGCATTGGAAGAACATAGACCAACGGAATATAGACGGCATTCACAGTCAGTTTTTATGGTTGTTAACGAAGATGATGTAGATGTTGCAGGTGGTGCAACTGATTATGTCTATAAAGTAAAACCAATTGAGAATGTAGAACGACATGATTTGAACTGGTCATCTGAGATTAGTTACTTATTAGATCAAGGACATGATGCAAACTCTGTAGAAGTAAAAGAAGCTGCATCAAACTACTGGACAGGTGTGCCTCACCACAACGAATCAGTATGGGAATATACAGCACCCAAAGCAGAGATTGTCGGCGTATTAGAAGAAGGCGATATGAAAGCAGATCGTGAAGCAGGTATTAAGTATGTAGACGATCCAGATTGGGAACGTTTACACGATATGGATGATAAAATTATACAGGCGTATATAGATCATAAAGAACCTAAAAAAGAACTTACTGAAGGTGTAAATGATCCGCATATTTTTAAAGCGGTGTTTATGGCTGGTTGCCCTGGCGCAGGTAAGAGTTATGTATCAAAAGCATTGTTTGGTGGCAGTGGACTTAGAGTAGTTAATACAGATCAAGCATTAGAATACTTAATGGCTAAACATGGTTTAGATCCTACAATGCCTGATGAAGAGAAAGAAGAAAGAGATATTCAACGTCGTCATGCTAAACAGTTAACAAGTACGCGTCAACAAAATTATGTGGATGGTAGACTAGGTCTTATTATTGATGGTACTGGTAAAGATGATGGAAAAATACAAAACGCAAAAAAAGAATTAGAAAATATTGGTTATGAGACACGGATGGTATTTGTTGATACCGATCTTGAAACAGCACACGAAAGAAATATGAAACGTCCCGAGCGGTCTGTGAAACCTGAATTACTAACCGATACTTTCAAAACATGTAGGAGAGTGGGTGGAAAATTACGAAGGATATTTAACTTTAGCAAAGAAGATTTTCAGGTTATAAATAATTCAAAAAATTCAGAGACTGAAGATGAATTAAAAGAAACATATGATAGTATGCAACGTTGGTTAGCAACACCAGTTACAAATAGAGAAGCATTGGATTGGATGGATCAACAAACAGGCTTTAGTGAAGGACTTGCTACAATTACAGAAGATGCTTGTGGTGATTGTTTTTCAAAAGCAGGTCGGGCAATGATAAACATGACTGAAACACAAGAACTATATGGCATGCAAATGGTACATGCATACGTTTATGGACAAGGTAAGTTAAAAGGAAGGCGTTTTCCACATGCATGGACTGAACAAGGAGATATGGTACTTGATAACAGTAATGGTAATAATATAGAAATGCATAAGGCTTTATATTATAAATTAGGCGGTGTAGACGAAAAACCAGGAGCATATGCTACATATAATAAAGAAGATACTATGAAGAAACTGCTCTCAACACAAAAATATGGACCTTGGGATTTAGATGATACATTGGATGAAGGAAAACAACCAAAGCATAATAGCAGTATTGCTAATACCATAACAGAAAAGTTTGCTAGTTTAGCACAACAAAGAGCCGCTTATGCTAGTGGATACAAAGGCAAAAAGAAATCTAAGTCAAATTCTGCTTGACAACACACTAAAAACGCTATATAATATAGCATATGCCAAATAAGCAATTACACCTTTATCTTGACAGCGATTGGGATTTTAAACCACCAGTAGTACGAATATGGATAGATGATTTTTTAATCACTGAAAGAGCAATAACCCCGCAAAAAAAATTCAATGAATATTTAGAAGAGGTAGTTGTTATAAATTTTAAAAAAGGAAATCATAAAATAGTAGTTGAAAACATTAAAACTGCATTAGCAGATGTAGAATTATTAAAAATAATAATGGATAAAGTAGGAGATAAAACTGGAACATATTCAGTTGAATGTCCAATTACTACTAAAGATGGCATAACCTATGAGGCAAAAATAAAAATATAATGTTACGATTTAAGTTAATACCAACAGTAGATAGAGCAACATATTATATTAAGGTTAATAATGAAGTTATTGATCACGGTATTTTATATACAAATGATAAACCTGCTTGGTCACAACGACAACCAATAACATTAGAATATAAAGGTATTACTTTTAAAAATTCTAAAAAAGATAATTATATATCTATATCCTGTACTAACGCAGGTTCAGGTAGAGAAATTTTTATACAAGAAATACACACAGATGATGTTGAAGTTATTGCTGAGGGATTAGGAGTATCTTATCGTGAAGATGCAAATTTTCACGTTCACCATATAGTTAGTGGGTGCAGTAAAAACATTGATGCAGTAATGAACCATGATTATAGTGATGTTGTTATAATGGATAGAGCAGGTGCTATGGGAGATTGGATAGTTGTTGTAAAACAAGATAGCGGGCATGTAGCATGTTGGGACGAACATTTATATTTTTCGAAGGATAATATTACGTTCAAAGAACGAGGATATTATGACCCAGTAACGCACGGTGGCCATTTAGACACAGCCACAGATGATCATCCCGCATATGGTGATGTTGAAGGATGGCTTCAAAAACACGGAGTAGTAAAACCACATTCTAAAGGAGAGAATAATCGATGAATTTAAAAAGAGAAATGATAGAAGCGAAAGAAAGACTTGATAAAATTGAGGCGGCAATTGCAGGTTTGCTATTATCACCGCCACCAGTAACAATTAACGCAACTAAAACTGTTAAAAAAGTTGTAGCAAAAAAGAAAGCTAAAGCAAAGAAAAAAGTTGCAGATAAAACATCTGTTAAAACAACATCTGATCAAATAGCACAGGTAGAAATGTAATGGCGCATGGCGGATCATATACCCCTGAAGAAAAGGCAAGGCTAACACAGTTGGTAAGTGAAGGCACTCGTGTATTACAAGAAGTAGATGACCTTAAAGAGGGATTGCGTGATACAGTCAAAGCAATTGCTGAAGAAATGGATTGTAAACCAACAATTCTTAATAAAGCAATACGCACAGCATATAAATCAGATTGGCAAGAACAATTAGCAGACATTGGCGATCTAGAAGGCATTTTAGAGACAGTTGGTAAAACTTTATAATAGTGTATTATAACTGCTCCTTTGAGTAGTAAATAAAGTATAACACAGAGGAGCGGTATGGGTGTTAAACATTAGAGAAATACCAATCGGCTCGCACGAGCGAGTATTACACGCCAAGGACGATACAACAGGTTTAGACGCTATAGTAGCGATACATAACACCAAGTTAGGGCCCGCATTAGGCGGGTGTCGCTATCTTAAGTATGATAGTTATGATGAACAGCGTATGGATGCATTACGTTTATCTAAAGGCATGACTTATAAAAATGCTTTAGCAGGCTTACATTTTGGTGGTGGTAAATCTACTATAAATGCTAACACAGCAAAATCTCCTGACTTGTGGAAGTCATTTGCAGAAGTATTAGATTATACAGCAGGCACATATTATGGTGCTGGTGATGTAGGAACTATAGTAAAAGATTTAGATCAAATACATAAACATACACAATATGTATTAGGATTTGGTGGACAAGACTCTGGTTGGGCCACAGCATATGGATTATATAATGCTCTTAAAGGTCTTTTAAAAGTATTAGATGATACTGGTAAAGTTAATTGGACTGATAAAACATTCTCAGTAGTTGGATTAGGCAAAGTAGGAAGTAGATTAATACATTTTTTATCAGAACACCCAGTTAAAGTTTATGCTACAGACATACGCAGAGCCGCATTTAGGAATTTAAAAACAGCATTAGAACACTTAAATACGCATCCTGATTTTGAATTAATATGGTGTAAGAGTGACGATGCTATACACGATATTGCTACAGATGTATATATGCCTTGTGCGTTAGGTGGCACAGTTACTCCAGACTTTATTAAAACATTTAAAAGCCGAGCCATTTGCGGTGGAGCAAATAATCAACTACACACAACCAATGATGGAGATATATTACATAAAGAAGGTATATTATATGTTCCCGATTATCTCGCTAATGCTGGCGGAGTGATTTTTATTAGTGCCGCATCTAATATAACACACGACATAACAGCGACTCTGAATATAGAATGGGATGATCCAATGGTGAAACCAAAATTATTATCGTTACATGAAAAAGCATATGATATACTTAAAACCAGCCAAGAGCAAGACAAATCAACTACCCAAGTTGCCAAAGAATTAGTAGATACTAAGTTAAAAGGCTTGTAATTTCCACACTTTTCTGTTATAATTAGTTAATGTATATTGATGCTTATTTAGATAAAGAACAGGAATGTATCCGTGTAGCGGAGCGGATTGACGGCAAGCGTCAATACAAAGAATATCCTGTAGAGTATGTTTTCTATTATGACGACAAAAAAGGAAAACACAGAACTATACACGATCGGCCTGTTAGCAGATTTTATTCTAAAAACAAAAAAGAGTTTCATAGAGAACTCAAAATTAATAGTAGGAGTAATATCTACGAAAGCGATATAAATCCTATATTTAGATGTCTTGCGAATAATTATCTTGATGCTGAATCCCCATCACTTAATATTTGCTACGTAGATATTGAGGCCGACTTTGATCCTGAAAAGGGATTTAGTCAACCAGAAGATCCTACTGCATCAGTAACTGCTATTACAGTATATCTTAGTCAATTGCAACAATTGATAACTTTAGCATTAAAACCAAAAACAATGCATGAAGATATAGCACAAGGTGTAGCAAAACACTTTGAAAATACATTTGTTTATAACAGCGAAGCACAACTACTACAAACATTTTTAGACTTAATAGACGACAGTGATATTATAACTGGCTGGAACAGTGAAGGGTATGACTTGCCATATCTCGTTAATAGAGTTACTCGCGTATTAAGCAGAGACGACACAAGACGCTTTTGTTTGTGGGATCAACATCCAAAGAAATTCTCATATGAAAAATATGGAGGCGAGCAAACTAGTTTTAAATTAACAGGCAGAGTGCATTTAGACTATTTGGAATTGTATCGCAAGTATACATATCATGAGATGCACAGTTATAGTTTAGATACAGTAGCGGATTATGAGTTGCAAGACAAGAAAATTCCATATGAAGGCACACTAGACCAACTATACAATACAGATTTTGAGAAGTTTATAGAGTATAACAGACAGGATGTTATGCTTATTGTGCGTATGGATGACAAATTAAGATTTATTGACCTAGCGAATGAATTAGCACATCAAAACACTGTGCTATTGCCCACAACAATGGGAGCAGTAGCAGTTACTGAACAAGCGATCATTAATGAAGCACATGCACAAGGATTAATAGTTCCCAACAAGCCTGATAGGGATGACAGCAAAACAGTTACGGCCGCAGGTGCGTATGTAGCAACGCCCATAAAAGGATTACATCATTGGATTGGATCAACAGATATAAACAGTCTGTATCCTAGTGCTATACGTGCGTTAAACATGGGCCCAGAAACTATTGTGGGGCAACTACGTCCTACAATGACACAAAATCATATCAATAAAATCGTAGCAACAGGTAAATCTCAATCAGATGGCTGGGAAGGATTATTTGGCTCGTTAGAGTATGAAGCAGTAATGAACAGAGAGTCTAACACAGAGATTACTATTGACTGGGAGGATGGTAAGGAAGAAGTTAAAACAGCATTAGAAATACACAATATGGTGTTTGGTAAGCATGGTAATAAATTATTATTGAGTGCTAATGGAACATTATTTAGGAACGATAGGAAAGGAATTATCCCAGGACTTTTGGAAAAATGGTATGCTGAACGTAAAGTAATGCAAGCAAAATTGCACAAGGCTAAAACACAAAAAGACATTGTGTTTTGGGATAAAAGACAACTTGTAAAGAAGATTAATCTAAATAGTTTATATGGCGCATTATTAAATCCATATTGCAGGTTTTTTGACATGCGTTTAGGACAAAGCACTACATTATGTGGTAGAACTATTACAAAGCATATGGCTAGTTATATAAACAAAATTATAACAGGCAACTATGAGCATGATGGTGATGCTATTATATATGGTGATACAGATAGTTGCTATTTCTCAACATATGAAATATTAAAAGAGGATATTAAAGCAGGCAACATTCCATGGGATAAGGAAGCAGTTGTTGAACTATACGATAACGTAGCAGAGGAAGTTAATAAATCATTTCCAGCATTTATGGCGCAGAGTTTTAATTGCACAATGGAATTGGGAGAGATTATTAAGTGTGGGCGAGAGATTGTCGCAAGTAGTGGACTGTTTATAACTAAAAAACGTTATGCTACTCTCATATATGATTTAGAGGGCAAACGTGTTGACCAAGACGGCCCGGGCAAAGTAAAAGCAATGGGCATGGACTTAAAGAGATCAGATACGCCAGTAATTATGCAAGACTTTCTAAATATATTGTTGCTAGACGTTTTAACAAACGTAAAAGAAGCAGAGATTATAGAGAAAATTAAAGCATTTAAGTTTGACTTTGCTGACAAACCAGGATGGGAGAAAGGAACTCCAAAACGGGTAAATAATTTGACAATGTATACTAAACGTGAAGAACGTGAAGGTAAAGCAAATATGCCAGGGCATGTTAGAGCGGCAATGAACTGGAATAATTTACGTGATATGAATAGTGACAAGTATAGTATGCAAATAATGGACGGACAGAAAACTATAGTATGTAAGTTAAAAAACAATCCAATGAGTATTAAAAGTGTAGCATATCCAATTGATGAGGCAAGGCTACCAGATTGGTTTAAGGAACTTCCATTTGACCACATTGCTATGGAAGAAACAATTATCGATAAAAAAATAGGGAATCTATTAAATGTTATGAAGTGGGATTTGCGACAAGGCACATCACGCAGTACATTTGATGATTTATTTGAATTATGAACTTATTAGAATACATTAAAGAACGAACGTTACTAGATAAACTCAATACCCATGGTATACATAGAAATTATAATGACATTAGAAAAATATACAGCGAAACAACTATTGATCGTAGTGAATTAACAATCGATAGTTTTGACAAGTGTATAGACTTTCTTGAGGATGAATTGGCGGGAGTTAACAAAAAACTTGAAGATGCTTTCCTTAAGGAAATCCAACCTCCACGCCTAAAACAAAGTTATACAAACTATGAAAATAAAAAACGAATGGATATAGAACTTATACCTGATGACCATTGGACTGAGGAATTCAAACAAACAGTTTGTTCAAAAATAAAAAAGTATGTTGACTTCCAATACCCAGGTTGTGAGATTGGGCCACGATCTCATTATTGGACTAAAGAATTGGGTGGTTTTGATCCATTATATCTCGTAGGCCCTGACCTAAATATGATTCAACATGTTGCAGAGCACTTTAACCCAATATATCAACGTAGACTACGAATATATCAACTGGAAGATAGTATGGATTTTAGTTATCTACCACAAAAAGCATTTGCATTTATATTCAGTTTATATCATTTCGAATTTTTACCGTATGACATGATTGACAAATATTTGGCGGGCATATTTAATATATTAAGTCCTGGTGGCATTGCATTTTTAACTTATGCTAACTGTTTAATGGAAAAATCTGCTGAAAAGTTTGAAAATTCAT